AACCCCACCTTGCGTGGGGTTTTTCAATTTAACCCTTGTCTTGCATTTGACTTTAGGACATAATAACTGTGTTAGGGTTGATGATGAGAACGATTATGAAAACACTAGAAGAGATAAATAACCTTCTCGCTGATATTACTCAGCAAGAACGAGAGGCTGCTCTTGAGATTGAATACCAAGAGTTCCTCGAAGAGATGCACCAGTTGTGGACACTTGAGCAAGAATCAATGGACAGCTGGGATGAAGACGCAAGATTTTACGGATATATGTGATGCAACGATTTATTGAGAACGTGAGCCGAGATGATGCTCGTAAAGGTTGGCACTTTGATGCTGGTCCAAACGCTATGCTCATCCAGATATCAGACCCTGCAGGTGGGTTTCCAGAGGCGAAGTTCCAATTCAAAGAGACCTACAAGTTCGAGTTCCTCGATGCAGAGGATGGAGATGGTTTCCCTGAAGAAGCTAAGATTAGCGACTTGCAAGCTGATGTGTTGGTCAAACTTCTGCAACGTGCT